AACCTGCTTTATATTTCGTTTTACTTGGTAGTCCTGCTCTATTTTGATCATTTTTATTACCATGTACATTCGATTTAGTTCTGGCAGCTTCGGTAGCTTCAATTTCCTTTACCTCATCTGTGTCTTCTTCGTCCAATTCAATTTCATAAATTGCTTCATCATTCAAATCAGAACTTTCGTGAGCTTCAGAATTACTCCAGTCATTTTCTTCTGACATTTCAAAATCGTCACCACTTTCGTCATCGAGTTTAATGATATATTCATCATCACCCATGTCAAGGTCAAGTTGGTCACCATCTTTTTTAACGACAACACCATCTTCTGGTTTCATTGCTTTGAATACTTTAAGAACTTCATCATCGGAAGCTCCTGTCATATCCATAACATCATCATCAGAAGTCATATCGTCTTCCATAGAGTCATCATCTGAAGACATATCATCACTCATAGAATCATCATCTGAGGACATATCATCACTCATAGAATCATCATCTGAGGACATATCGTCTCCCATGGAATCATCTGAATCCATAGAATCGATACCTTTAGACGGTTCGTCATTATCGAGGTCATCTTCGTCTTCAGAATCATCTTCGCCTTCACCTTCGTTGTCGTCGGTTTCGTCTTCAGGTTGTTCTGACATACCTTGTTCTTCCTCTTTTTTAGGTTTAGAAGGTTTACTTTTTTCAGTTCCTTCTTCATCCTCTTCTTCCAAAGATTCTTTAAGCAAATCATTTAGTTCTTGCTTCATTACTGAAGAAAGTATACCTTTTGCATTTTGCTTTACTGCCTCCTCAAGTGTATTAACTTGGAGTAGTGCTTGTTCTAAAATGGATTTTTCACTCATTTTTTTGTTTTATTTACTTTATAAATATTAGTGTTTTATGAAAAATTTTGTTTTTTAGTATTTCTACAGGTAAAAAGTTATTATTTAGATAAAAAATTATCTAATTGACCCATCAATTTTTTCATTCTATCATCAACGATTGGTTTTTCATCTATTGACTCTTGATAATGGTCTCTTTCTTTAGGATCTGAAAATACATACGCACCAGGTGTTGATGGTGATGATACTAAGTCAAAACAAACAAGTTCAAAGTCTTCTTGTACTATGTTTTGTCCTTTTACATTTTTTAGTGAACCAACTCCACGAGAGGATATACCTAAGGTTGCACCATTCATTATTAACATCGCCGCTTGATCTCCTTTTGTTGAAACGATACCCATCTTCTTCCAACCTGGAGAAGTAAATAATTTAATTTTACCCATGAGTATTTTACCATCCCACCAAGTTTCGAGAATAGAATGTGATACTCTATCTAAATCAATAAGTGAAGAAGATGGATGATTTAATTCATTTAACGCACCACCCTTTTTTATGAGAGTTTGATATTTTTCGTTTTCTCTCTTTAAAAGAACCTCGGGATAAATTCTTCCATTTTTATTTGGAGTGTCAAATTTTTGTAAAACAGCATAAAGAATAAGGTCTTCTGAAAAGTCCATATTCTTCATTTCTGATATTACTTTTTTGTTATCGTCAGGGGAAACATGTCCGGCATCATATTCAATTAAAATGCCCTTACCAGTTTCATTTGGACCTAATATCTTCATTTATACTTTTATTCATATAAATATATTGATATAGGTATTATTTTTTTGTTTTGTTAAAATTAAATAAATTTTTATCCTCTAATCCAAAATCAACAATTGTTTCTAATATATTTTTTGCTGAATTTTTAAAATCTTTTGATTTTATTTCTAATTGTTTTTCAACATATAAGGTCACTTCTAAATTCATAAATGACCTTTTTTCCAATTTGATTCCTTTAGTCCTTATATCTAAATCAACAATACTTTGTTGTTTAAAATTTTGATTTTTTAAATTGTATATAATTTCTTTAATTTTTCTTCTTGATTTTGAAATTGATAAATCAAAATCATCTGTGTCATTTATAGGTTGAAGCCAAGAATTAAATTTTAGATAAATTGTTTTTAGATTTTTATAATCCACCGTACCATACCCAATTTTTACATTTTTATATTCACCTAATGGAATATATTTTCCATTTTTCATTATTTCTTCATATTATCGTATTTTATGTGGTGTAATTAAATTATAAAAAAAAATAATTAGAAAACCAAAATATTTTATATATATTTGTAATATAATTATAAAGTATGTTGATAGTAGACTTAACCAAGGAAAAAAACATTGAATCTGCTCTCAGAACTTACAAAAATAAAGTTCAGAGAACAAGACAAATTCAAGAATTGAGGGAAAGACAAGTTTATGTAAAACCTTCAGTTAAAAGAAGAGAAGAAGTTTTAAAAGCTTCGTATGTTCAGAAATTAAAAAATGGTCTTTAATTAAGACCATTTTTTAATTGTGATAATTTGTAATAATTTAGTCTTGTGGAAGACATTTTATCGACCTCCTCTTTAACATTTTTTAGTTTATTTTTCAAGTCTAAATCATCTGATTCATTTAATAAAGTAGAGACTTTCTCATTAATTGATTCTTTTAATTGTATAAATTGGGTTTCAACTTCACTATTTGATAAGGATAGTAAATTTTTTAATTCCTTTTTTTCTTCTTCATTTAACGTATTGTCATATAAGACATTGAAATTATTTGTTAATACAGAATGTAAAAGATTTTCATTTTGTGAAAATTTATTTGTTTTGTTTTCTGAAATTTCTTTCTTGGTTGTTAAATAATTAACTAAATCAATTTTAGCCCTTACCTTACTTTCTATATTAAGAATATTATCTTCCTCTAATAAAGAATCTAATGTATCATATACATTTTGATACTTTGTTTCAACTAAACCAATTTTATCGTCAATTTTCTTAATTGTTTTTGATAATTTTTTTGATTTACCATTTAATGATTTACTTAATTCTTCGACATAATATTTTGCGGTATCAGTATCTGAAAAATATTTATTTTCAATATTTTCATACAACAAATACATTTCTTTGAATTCTTTATCTTCATTTATAACATTAAGGAGATTTTTCATTTCCTTTTTGTTTTCACTTGAGTACGTATCAACAAACTTACTTAATAACTTGGCTTTAACCATTCCAAATTTATTCATTTCTTTAATCGTTTAAAATATCTTTAATTTTATTTTCTATTTCATAAATATTCTGTTGGGCCTTTTCAATGTCAAACAAATCACTAAATTCCATTTTTTCATCTCCCAACATACCTAATATCTTTGATTTTTTAGATTCACTCAATGGTGCTTCTCCGCCAGCCGGTGCTGCTGGTGGGGGAGCACCTCCACCCATGTCCATACCACCACCCGCGGCGGCTTCACCACCACCCGCAGCTTCGACCTTCTTCCTTTCTTCTTCAGGTATACCATATTTTGAATCAACCTCATCAAATACTCCTGATCTCTTAATAATATTTTGAGTATTCTGTAATTCAAAACCAACCGCCCTTTCGAGACGTTGTTGTTGTAAATCAAGTATAACCTCACTATCACTCATACCAAGAATATTTTTCTTGGCCCATGTATGTGAAACAGGTAAAATACCTATTTGTGACTGGTCAGATGTTGCATCCTTATAAAGTGTGATTTTTTCTTTCCATTGCTCAATACGTAATAAATCCGATTGTGCGGAAGGGTTGGTTAATGATAATGAAAAATTATCTAATTCATCCTCTAAACCTAATAAATAAAGGTGAACAAGTGCAATTTTATTTAACTCTTGTATTACCGATTTTTGAATTCTATTAATCGTTCTAGCAAAACGAATATCCATTAACGCTAAACTCTTTCCTTCACCAACAACTTCTTCAAATCCTAAAAACGCTTTTGGGATACGTAATGCTGCCAATAATTTTTTCTGAATATATTCAATATCCGCAATCTCACCCAAGTTTTGAGCACCTGCTAATGTTTCAATTGGATTTGTCTGTGCAGGATCACGTACAGGTATGAAATAATCTTGGTCTACCGCCATTTGATTATATCTCATATCTACCTGACCATTGCGTGGGTCCGCAATTTGGTCACGTTTAAACTTATTAGCAACACGTTGTACATATGGTTCAATATCTTTATCATCCATATTACCAACAAACACTTTAAATACCCTTCTTTCAGGCGCTCTTGATGTTCTATAAATCAACATTGCGTCTTCTGCAAGAAGTAGTTGTTTCCAAATTCTTCTTATTTTATCCAACATTGAAGTACCATATGGTAATTTTCTGTCATCTCCAAGTAATCTGAAGTGAGCAACCTCCCAAGCCTGAAATTCCATATCTTTATTTTTCCATTGGAATCTCAATTCTCTTGTTGGTACTTTAGAATCTTTTGTTTGTCCTGGAGTTTTCGATGCCGCACCTTCAATTCTTTCTATTTCTATATTTGGTAATTGTTGACATCCGATAACGCCAGATTCAGGATCTATTTTTAAGTAAACAAAATTATCACCATATTTACACAAACCTCTGGTCCACATTTGTAAATTGGTATTAATATCTAACTTATTGTTGAATAAATCTATTAGGATATTTTTGATTCTATCTGAATCCGAATATATTGTTAAGATTTCTCCTTTCTCTGATAATGTGGTAGATTCTTCTGCATAAATGTCAAGCGCCGCGGATATCTCCGGAGTAAATTCCATTGATTCATAATCATAATATGCCGCCAAACGATTTGGTTCGTAATATACAGATTGATTATATAATGACTGATCAAGTTTAGTCCATTTATCTGCAATGTATTGTGTTTGTTGTGATTGTAAAAGAGCCTTTTCGTAATCTTCTCTACTATCTGTTTTTAATAATTCGTCTTTAGAAAAATTGAATGATGGGGTTTCATCGGGTTTTTTTTGACCCGGATAACCGAACATTCTTGTGAGTTTCTGAAAAACAGTCAAATTTTGATTCGCCATGTATATAAATACTTTTCTTTCTAATATAAACTATTTTATTTGATTTTAGAATCCTATTTACGTTTACTAAATAACCAAGAATATTCACGATACATGTCCTTACTATTATTGGTCGGATTGTTTTGGTGGTATAGGTCACCATTCGTCTGCATTGCCGCTATCGGATCTAATGAAGTACCATATGAATAGAACGATTTATTAGGCTCGTAGGTTCTTTCGGATAATACCCAAGACTCCAACATCGCTTTATTTTTGGAATCATTTTTTTGTAATTGATTAAAACAAATATCACTAGCATATAATGCCATTGATAAACTCATTATAGAATCATCATGAGCACCTTTCATGTGGTCAGGTCTTCCATTAATATAAACAAATGTATTCAATTCATTTAACAACCTATTTGACCTTACTTGAAAATTTTTTCTTAATTGTTCCTCAAATGCCGCAACTATTTGTGTTCTTTTATTATTAAAGTTTATACCTGGAATTTTATCCATGGCTTTTTTATTATAGTCCCATATATTTTGAGTGTTAATACCATCAATATAGAGATTCTTATAATTCATTTCTTGTAACTTTCTTGATGTGGCAATTCCCATACCACCCGTAATATCAATCACAATAAACGCGTCGTATAAAATACCCCACTTATATGCAACTGACGCCAAATCATCTGGAGGAATTTTACCAACATATTCTAAAACTTGTTCTCTATCATCAAAATCCACAATATTGATTGATGAAAAATCCTCACTATCTCCTCTACTCACGTCAACACCCATTATATAACGATGACCTTGTATTGGATCTTTCCATTGCCAAAGAGTTCCTTGCATGTATTTTTCTTTTGGTTGTCTTATCATATTCTTGGCAATATTTTCTTGGATATCTCCGGGTATTACCCCATCACCTGAACCCAAGAAATCACATTCCAATTCCTGAGCAATCTTACGTCTATCATATTTAAATTTTTTAGACATAGATTCAAACCAAGAAGAGAATGGTTTATAACCTTGTTCTCCATATTCAACATATTTTTCAATATCAAAATCGTACATCACCACTTCTTCATCGTTATACTGTTCCCTATTCAACATGTAATGTACAACATCACTACATTTAACCCATCTTAAATCTTTAGTGTATCTTGGGTCTTTAAACCATCTTAAATCTGTAATATGAAAATCATTAATTCCACGAATTGCTTGGTCATATACACCATAGTATATTGGGTCGTACCCATTCGGTGTCGAGATTAATATAATTTTACCACCTGTGGATAGGGATGCCATAGATGCTGCCCAGAAATCATCTCCAGCCTCAATATATGCGGCCTCATCAAATACGAGTATTGTAGGTGTGTAACCACGAAGAGCATCCGCAGATGTCGCGACCGCCTTTACCTCACAACCATTATTTAGTCTGAATCTACTTTCAGAATTTTTATCAGGAGAAAAACCTACGTTAATCCATTCTGGCCATTGGTCTAAGAAATGTCTTACCTTATTTGCCATCTCAATTGCGGTATCTCTTTTATTCGCAATAATCAGCACTCTTTCAGGATTTTCAGGTTTTGCCGTTTGTAATTTTTTTGAAATCCATGCTGCGGTTACTGTAGATACACCCGCCTGTCTATATTTTCTTGTAATATTTTCGTTGTATTTTTCATAATCCTGAATAAGTTGTACTTGGTCAGGAAATAGTTCTAACGGTACGAATTTTTTTTGAGTATTATCGTAAGTTGTCAAATAAGTTTTTAACGCGTACGGAGCATCCTTAATTATTTTTGCATATTCCTTTAATTGTTCTATTTTTTGATTCATATATATAAATATAAAAAAAGTGGTCAAATTTGACCACTTTAAATTATCTTCTAATTGGACCTAAATCATCGTCCTCATTATCCTCATCTCCATCATCTTCATCCCCGATTGTTCCTTGAATACCTAAGGATTTTAAAAAGTCATTTAAATCATCTGATTCAGTTTCATCTGTTGCATCATCTAAATCATCTCTAAACATTGCTACAGATTCTTCGTATTCTTGGTCTCTAAACATTTTATTTATACCGTCCATTAATTCGTTCATCATTCTTTTACCTTTATCTGAACCAGATAAAACCTCTTTCATGAAAACCAAAAATTTCTTAGCGGGTAATTTGAATATTTCAGTTAGTAAATAATTTTGGAGTTCTACTTTATTTTCGTCTGTTAGAATGTCTTCAGGAAATTGACTTCTAACTCTATCCCATATTGCGGGTCCGAGTCTCAAATCCCACATTTCTTTTTCTAAAGTATCCTCTGATTGTTCAACATCTTCAAATCCTTCATCACCTTCAGGTCTACCTTGTATTGCGAATAGTTCTAATACACCTTTAATTAGTTCATGTACTAAAACAGGGAAATTTACACCTCTGGCGATTATTTTCGCTTTACCTTCAGGGTCATCTTCATCTGGTCTTTCTACACTTTCTTTTCCCGCAACTGAATTCGGAGAACCTTTCAATAATTCATCACTCGCCTGCCAATAAGTTATATCAAGTATTGACATTAGTGTACCATATAAATTTAAAATATTTGGTTCTCCAGTAATCTGTTGAAGTCTGTCAGGTACTAAATGGAACATATAATGACCCTTTTTAGATGCCCCTTGAATGATACTATTAATCATTCTTCTTTTTGCCTTTTCTAAATCTAAATTTTGTAATTCGTTAAAAATTTCAATTTCATTCTCAATATTAACCTCTTCAGGGTTTTCTTCATTTCGATTATCTCTGTTAAAATCATTCGTATCTATTTCACCCATCCCAATAATCTTAGCATCAAAATCTATTGCGTCTTCAGGTATACCCATTTCTTTCATTACCAGTTCTACGGCCAATTGTTCTAACTCTTGTTTATGTTCTCTTTCTACTTGAACAATTGTATTGTGAGCATCCATTAAAGTACCCTGTAATTGCATTAAACCCGTCATATTTCTTTGAACAGGTGCATTATTACCCAAATATCTTCTTAAATTATTAACAACTTGTTTATACCTTTCAGATGCCAATATTTCTTGAAAATTCTTATTTGGTTCTTCACCTGTTTTAGGTAACGGAACTTTCTTAAAGGGAGTTTCTCCTTGTGATAGTTTATTTTGTAAACCTGCATCCGGTCTATCCGGACTATCGAAATCCATTGCCATCTCTTCTAAATTTTCTTTTATCAAAGATAACAAATGTTTTTTTGTAAATTTCATTATTTGTCTTCTTTTAATGCCTTTGGTTTAGGATTTTTTCCAGGACCTGGTTTATATGGTGTTTTTGGTTTTGATGGTTTGGTGGTTGGTTTTACTTTTGGTTTTGTTTTTGTACCATCCTCTTTAACTTCGGATTTTTTTATTGCATCATAACTCATAAATTCAGGCACATCATTGTGACCCTCTTTGACATTTGGACCAACTTCATGTTGTACCATTTTTGTTTGAATCAATTCCATAATTTCATTCTTAGAGGTAAATGAATGATAATTATTCTCCACTAATTTATTAACCCAATTTTTTACTTCGACACCTTCTCTTTTAATATTTTTCCACATAGCAGCAGCGGCAACTGATTTAGGGTCTTTAGCTCCACTTTCTTTTGCATTCTTTTCTATTTTTTCAAACCCCTTTCCCTTCTTACCAATATCTTCACCTTTTTTAACTTTTTTGACTATATCACTTTTCTTTTCTTTAGAAAGTCCTGCAGATGGTTTCTCTTCTTTAACCTCAGTTTTTTTCTTCCCTTTTCTCAAAAGTTTGAAATCTTCAGAATCAATTTCATTATTTTTATTTTTATCTAAAGATTTTAATTGTTTCTCTGTCGGTTTTTTACCTTCCCCAACCTCACCTTCATATGTCATATATGACAATTTTTTTTGTTGTGCCGCTATAATTTCTGCTTTATTATCTTTAGGTATGTTTAATGTTGCCTCACCCAAAATTCTACTACCCAATGTATATAATTGTTTATCTGAAAAATTAACAAGTGTTTTTTCTGATAATCCTTCTTTGATAAGTCTTTGGACTAATTCATTCCTCTTCATATATTTTTGAATTTAATTTCTTCTTTTAATAGGTGATAACCTCTTTGTTTTAATTTTTTTGATACAGAATCAATTGTTTCTCCAAATTTAAATGATAATCTATCAAATTCGGACTCAATGTTAAATTTTTCCCAACCTAAAGATACAACACCATCAACAGCATCAATAACTCCGAAATAATCGGAGTTTTGAATTAATTCTAATTGTAAATCTGTATTTTTAAGTAAACCAACCATATCAACATATTCTATGTCAGGTGATTTACTTCTGGAAACGATAGATGCAGGAATTATAAACCAATCTTCAATGTCAAGTTCGGTTGAGTTACTAAAGATAAACTCATATTGTTTTTGACCTTTGTAATCCGACCCAATTTCATTGACATAAATCAGTTTCATTTATTTAAAATATTTTCCTAAAGTTTCAGCTACACTTCTATTAATTGCACTTTGAATTTCGTTCATATCTAATTCAACAACATCTTCTTCCATTGAATTTTCACCCATACCTAAACGAGCATACTTGCTCAAATCAATTTCACTTGATTGTATAGGTGTGTCAATAAATTCTTCAAGTTTACTCATGGGGTCATCAGTTTCACCTAAATCACCTTCCGCTGAAGGTTCTTCAGCAGGAACTTCAGTTTCATCTGATGGCATATCCTCCTCATCTGAAGATGGTTCTTCTGATGGAATGCCCTCTTCCTCTTCTCTTTCAAATTTTTCTGCGATGTCTTCTAAATCTTCTAAGTCAAGTTTTTCTAAATCAACGGCAGAAATTATCATGTTCAAGACATACTTAATATCATCACTTTCCATTTTGTCATGGAGGTCTCTTAATTCTTGACCAAGTTTACCAGCATATTTTTGAACTTCCGCCATATAGTCAGATCTTTTACCTTCACCTTCTGGTGATGGGGTTTCTGAATCCATTTCTGGAGAGGACATATCACCTTCAGGTGATGGTTCAGAACCCATTTCTGAAGAACCCATTTCAGGTGCCGGTTCAGAACCCATTTCAGGTGCCGGTTCAGAACCCATTTCAGGTGCCGGTTCAGAACCCATTGTTGGTTCCGGCATAGGAGCTTCCTCTTTTGGTTTTGATGTTTTTAAAACATACTTAGTTGCTTCATTCAACTCATCTTGACCTTTTAAGAGTTCCAATCTTTTTAACGCCTCCGCATATGATGAAAATTTGTTTTTGTTTTTCATGAACATACCACCAATATAATCTAGTGATGATTCATTCAAACCTTTTTTCACATAGTAACCGTCTTTTTCTCTGACGACACCATATACACTACCGTTAGTAGATTCCTTAACTAAATCAGGTTTTGACGTATTTGATTTGCTATTATTGTCTTTGTAGTAAGTCAGCTCGAGAATTCTTTTCAATTTTTCGTCGACTTTTAGTTTCTCACTACCGAGTGGTTTTAAATCTCCCATGTTTTTTGTTATTAGATAAACTTATTCTTATCCTATAAATACATAGATATCAGGAAAAAAATAAGGTTCTTTATTGTGTTATAGATAATTTCTTATCAATTAAGTTTGATTTGAGGTTTAATAATTTTTCAATATAACCATTTCTCCTTAATAACTTAAAAGTTAAATTCTCATAAGAGTATTCCCCACCTTCCTCTAAACCACTTTGCCTAAACTCTTTAATCTTTTTTCTTAATACATCAATTTGTGTTAACGCATCGTCTTTTTCACCTATTGAGGATAGTCTATCTATTTTTTTCGCAAACTCTTCACCTTTCTCAAGAATTTTTCTTTCGTCAATATTAGGAGTTTCTTTCTTCGGTTCAACAACCCATTTGTTATTCAAAATTGAATACACACCTGATGATACGTGAGGTTCATTAACATCTTGTACATATACCTCAACATCAAAACCTTTTATTTTAATATCGTGTTTCTCATTCCAAACATTTTTCTTTGCATCAAAAAACTCTTTCAATAAATCAGAATTAAATTTAGAATCTTCAAAATCTATTAGAATATGTAAATCAACATCTGAGTATTGTGACCAATTATAATTAGATAATGATCCTGTCAAGACAATGTCATGAATAAAAAATTCAATACCTAAGGATTCGATAAAATCATCTGATATATCAAGTAACCTTTTTCTTATATCTTCACGCATGGTAAACCTTTTACCATCCATTTCAAATATTTGGTCAGATAAAGAATCCTTTGATTGAAAAGATTTAACTATCTTTTCATCCTTATCAGAATACTCAATTAATTCATCAATTAAACTCATCCTATTTTAGTATACTTATAACTTCTGGCGATATTTTCGTTGAAGTACTTTCCTTGTGATTCGGCCATCCTAAATTTAGTAAACTTATTCCAAGGAACTTTATTATATTCATAAATAGCACCACTATTGAAAGTTACCGATAAATCCTCAGTTTCCGTATTGTATTTTGCGGACTTTAAATTGGATGAATTAATTACCACTTCAATAAGAGTACCATCAATTTTTTCAGAAATAATTGCCATAGTGAAATTTTTATTATAATATACTAAATAAATATCAAATAAAAAACCTCGATTTCTCGAGGTTTTCTGTTTTAATCACACATCAAAGTACAATCTGATTTTTTTATAACGGTTCTCGTACCGATAGTTTCAGTTATAATATATTTTTCATTAAAAAACAATGCTAACTTAGTACCTGATGGATATTGTTCAAATATATCATCAAAATTAACAAACTCATCACTAAGACAAAAATCTTGATTTACTGAAATGACATGTACTTTTTTATCCCCACCATTACATGGACTAAAAGAATTTGTTACTTCAATAAACATACAGTCAAAATGATAATATGTTGGTTCTGGTGGATATATTGGACCAGGTGTAGGTTGTGGTGTTGGCGGCGGAGGAGGAATTATGGTATCTGATTTTGAAAATCTTTTAACTACACCATAAACAATGAATCCAAGTACTATAACTACAAATAAAATACCTAAAATGTTTCCCATATGTTTTTTTAGATAAATATCTGAAGTTATCCAATAATAAAAAACCCCGAAAAATTCGGGGTTATCAGTCAATTTAATGAAATCGTTCTCTCCAATGATTTTTTATTATCAATTGGTAAAACTAATTCCAATATTCCATTTTCAACCTTACCTAAAATGTTTTTTTCAACAACATCATCAGGAATTCTATAAGTTTTAACGAAATTGGAAATGAATAACTTGGTCTCTTCATACTCTTCCATTTCATAAGAAATTTTAAGAATCCCCTCTTTAGTGGAAATCTTCAAATCGGATTTTGTTAACCCTGGCACACAAATGGAGATTTTGTACCCTTCATTTGTTTTATTAATCTTTGTTTTTGGTGAGTTGTAAAACTCCGCACTATCGAACATTTTGTCAATAGTACTAAAAATCGGGTCTCTGAATAATGTAATCATAGTTTATAGTTTTATAAAAAACATTCAAAAACTTTACCAATAGAAATATAAATGTAAAATTGTCATATTTTATTATAATTGTCAGACATTTTGTCTTATAGTTTTTTTTACGTTTAAAAAATCATATATTTGTTTATCTAAATCAAATAACATGGCGGTAGATTTTTTCGAAGAAGGTCAAACAATAAATCCAAAAAAAAGTAAAAAAAACAGTAACACCCCAATATTGGATAATTTTTCAAGAGACTTGATAAGATTAGCTGAAGAGGGAAAAATAGACCCTATTGTTGGTAGGGACAAGGAAGTTAAAAGAATTGCGCAAATTTTATCAAGAAAAAAGAAGAACAATGCGGTGATAGTTGGTGATGCTGGTGTGGGTAAATCCGCATTAGTGGAAAAATTGGCATTGATGATTCATAAAGGAGATTGTCCAACGAACTTATTAGATAAAAGGATAGTTTCATTAGATTTGACATCTCTTGTTGCTGGTACAAAATATAGAGGACAATTTGAAGAGAGAATTAAAGCAATTTTAAATGAATTACAAGAAGCACCAAATGTGGTTGTGTTCATTGATGAGTTACATACAATGGTAGGTGCAGGTAATGCTAGTGGTTCTATGGATGCTGCTAACATCCTTAAACCCGCATTAGCTAGAGGAGAAATCCAATGTATTGGTGCAACGACTTTTGATGAATTTAAAAAACATATTGAAAAGGATGGTGCATTGGTTAGAAGGTTTCAAAAGATTATCTTGAAAGAACCAACACAAGACGAGACTATTGAGATATTAAAAAATCTTAAAGAATCTTATGAGAATTTTCATAAAGTAATGTATAACGAAAATGTTGTTGAGACAATAGTTAAACTTTCACATCGTTATATCACTGATAGACAATTTCCAGATAAGGCAATTGACATACTTGATGAATTAGGTTCAGAAAAAAGGGTATCAACAAGAATTCCTGATTTTATTGAGAAGTTGAAAAAGGAATCTGAAGAAATAAAAGAAAAAAAATTACAAGTAGTAAAAACTCAAAACTACGAACTTGCAGCAAAGCTTAGAGATGATGAAAGAAAGATTTTATCAAAACTCGAAGATGAAAAACAAAAGTGGTCCGACAACCAAAAAACTAACAAGACACCGATAACGGTTGAAAATGTTTATGAAATGGTTTCTCAAATCACAGGAGTACCCATAACCAAATTAGATGAAAAAGAAAGTGATAAATTATTGAAAATGGAAGAAACACTTTCATCAAAAGTGATTGGTCAAGATGAGGCAATTTCAATAATTTCAAAATCAATTAGAAGAAATCGTGTTGGGATAAAAGATGTTAATAAACCAATCGGTTCTTTTATATTTTTGGGTTCCACTGGTGTTGGTAAAACATATTTAGCAAAATCAATTGCCGAAATCATATTTGGTGACCCCGAAAAAATTGTCCGTGTTGATATGAGTGAATACATGGAAAAACACAATGTTTCAAGATTAATTGGATCTCCTCCCGGTTATGTCGGATATGATGAAGGAGGACAATTGACCGAAAAAATTAAAAACAATCCATTCTCTGTCATACTATTTGATGAAATAGAAAAGGCACATAAAGATGTTTTCAACATACTTCTTCAAATTTTGGATGAAGGACATCTCACGGATTCGTTTGGTAGGAAGGTGAATTTCACAAATACAATTATCATCATGACATCTAATGTCGGAGCTAAAAAAGTATCTGATTTTGGGAATGGTGTAGGTTTTTCCACATCATCAAGTGAGAATCAAAAATATGAGGTTAGAAAATCAATTATACAGAAAGCATTAAAACAACAATTTAATCCTGAATTCTTGAATAGGATTGATGATGTTATACTTTTCAATTCATTAAATGAAGAGACAATTAAAAAAATCATCAACATTGAAATAGGTAAACTGACTAACAGACTGAAGGATAAAGGTTATAAAATTAACTTTGATAAAACTGTTATAAACAAAATATTTGAATTAAATACACAAGAGGAATATGGTGCTAGACCGATTAAAAGAATTATCCAAAACTTATGTGAAGATTTTCTTAGTGAGGAAATTCTAAAAGGTAATATTTTAGAAAATGAACAAATTACTGTGAAATTTAAGGACGAAAGTTTAAAAATTTCAAAAAAATATTCATAATTTGTTTACTTTTTTATAAAATATATGTATTTATATTCTCGGAGGTTCTCTTTGCCGATTACCTTCTTCGTTTTTTTTAAAATAAGTGAGGTTGAACTCACCGAATGACCTTAAACCCCAACATCCTGTTGGGGTTTTTTATTTCCAAAAAAAATTTGTATATTTGTTTTATGAAAAAATATACATTAATTCTTGGTTTGGGTGTGATGATATCACTCATATCATGTGGAGGTGAGTCTACCACATCTGAAACAACTGACTCATTGGCGGTACAGGTTGATACATCATCTGTAACAGCGAAAGACACCACAGTCAGTAAAATTCAAGAAGAAAGCACCGGGATTAAATAATCCAATCAGTTTAAGGGTTGGGTAACTCCCAACCCTTTTTTTCACTATTTATTTATAAAAAATGGAAGAAAATAATATAATCGGAGATTTAATTCTATTGCGAGGGATTCCTGGCAGTGGAAAATCTACTCTGGGTGAAATAATAATGAAGTCAAAAGGGGGAGACATACCAGATGTTTTATCTGCGGATGATTTTTTTGTTGATGAAAGGGGTTTTTATAAATTCGACCCTACTAAATTAAAGGAAGCACATAATTCTTGTCTTGTAAAATGTGCAGATAGAATGAGACAAGAAATATCTAAAATTGTTGTTGCGAATACGTTTACCCAAGAATGGGAAATGGAAAAATATTTTGAAATTGCTGAAAGATATTTTTATAGAGTACATTGTGTTATTGTTGAAAATAGACACGGTAATAGAAATATTCACGGGGTTCCAGAAGACAAATTAGAAGTCATGAAAGATAGATTTGAAATTAAACTTTAAATGAGTAAGTTTATTCCGTCATACCTCAGTATCTCAAAAAAGAAAAAAATTAATGTTAAAAACATTAGAGAAATATTATCAAAATGGTTTAGTTTTAAAACAAAAACATCCAAGACTAAATCTGACGATTTGGAATTACGCGGCAAAAGTTCAGTATGAAAAATTATGGGATGATGTTACTCTGCGTTGTAGAGGACTAATAACCGACGAAAACGGTAAAATTATTGTTCAGCCATTTAAAAAGTTTTTTAATTACGAAGAGGTTGTAAATGAAATCCCAACAAATAATGATTATGTCTATGTTCAAGAAAAAATTGACGGGTCATTAGGTATACTTTTCTTTTATGAAGGTGAGTGGATCATGTCAACCAGAGGTTCATTCACATCTGAACAATCACAAAGAGGTTTAGAAATTTTAAAAAAAAAATATAACCTACAATCATTTGAACCATCAGTCGCTTACTTGGTTGAAATTGTTTACCCCGAAAATCGTATTGTTGTCAACTATAATCATGAAAAAATTGTCTTTTTAAGTGCAACACTCAATCATAGTTTTACTTGGGATAAAACAAAAGAAGACGAATTACATTGGACAACTTCATGTGCTTTTTTTAAGTCAAATGGAATAAAAAAGGAAGATATCGTAGAGACAAAACAATTTTTTAATTTTAGTGATGAACTATACAAAGAACTAAAAGAAAAGAATGAAAACAATAAAGAAGGGTATGTTCTAAAATTCTTTCCTTCTAATTTCAGAGTTAAAATAAAATTCGAAGAGTATGTTCGTTTACATAAAATAATAACGAACATATCAAATAGAGATATTTGGGAATATCTTAAAGAAGGGAAATCTTTTGATGATATATTGGAGAAAGTTCCTGACGAATTTTATAATTGGGTTAAAGAAACCAAAGAATCAATCGAATCTCAATTTAAAAAAATTGAAAATGAATATCAATGGATATTCAAAGTAATTAAACGAGCTGACGGTACTTCAGACAGAAAAGTTTTTGCAGACTATGCACTAAACTATAAACACCCATCTATATTATTCAACATGAATGTCGGGAGAGATTATCATGAAATAATATGGAAAATAATATACCCGAATTATTCAAAACCTTTTAAAAATGAACAATAAATTAAGACTTTATTTAGATGATGTAAGAACACCAAAAGATTCTGAATGGATTGTGGTGAGGAATTATGAAGATTTTGTAAACCAAATAAAATCATATGGATTAGAAAATTTTGATGTCATATCATTAGATCATGACCTTGGTGAAGGTGCAATGATAGAATATTACACTAATGTCAAAAATAATTACACATTAGACTATTCAAATATTCATGAGAAAACAGGAATGGATTGTTGTAGATTTTTGGTTATAGAGAGTATGTCTAAAAACATCCCTCTACCTCAAATTTACGTACATTCTGCAAATCCAATCGGTAGTTCTAATATGATGGGGTATATCAATAATTATTTAATGAATATCAATCAACCTCAAACGTGTGTGAGAGTTAAAATAGAACACACAATTGATGAACCATTGATGTTGTCACCAGAAGCTCGAAAAGCGAAATGGGATAAAACAAAAAATAATGACTAAAGGTTTACAATATTTTGAAAAAAATAATATCAGAATTATAACGTCTTTAAGATGTGGTCACAGGACATTGAAAAATGCGAAAAATAATTTAGGTAACGATTTTTTTGTTAATATTCCTGTAAATGTTGAATTTTTCGAATCCCATACGTTATTTCCTTATGATGGTGAGACGTACTTTATTATTAGGGATCCGATGGAACACCTAATAAGTGCCCTAACATTTACTATGGGTATGTGGTATGGAGACTCAATAAATTCAAATGGATTGTTTCATCAATTACCAAATGAAAAAAAATTAAATCATTGTATAGATGAAATATATTTTTCAAAATATAACTTTCATTGGGTTGCATACCGATATCAAACGATTTATAAAGAAGTAATAAAATTAGATTTAAAAAAATATAAATATGATTTTATTATACTTAAAAATCTTACTGATTTTTTAAAAAATAAGTTTGAAATATATGAAATAGACAATAAGGACGAATACAACTCCCCACATTATACCAAATCACAGATTTTAGATTTACTAAAAAATAATAAATTTGAAAATTTTGACAGACTTGTGGAAATGTGTTTTGTAGAAAAATATTACTATCTATTATTGAAGGAAAAGAAATTCTCAGAAAAATTTTGCCATGATTATATTATGTCGTAACTTTATTTCCTTTTTCTAACAAACTAAACCAACAACCAAATGATTAAACAAAAAGTTAAAAAATCAGAACCGTTTAAAGAATTGAAAATTGACGGAAGGTATAACGAGTTCAAAGATTTTTATGATAGGAATAAAGAATTAATTTATAAATCAATAATAGAACTCTTTGAGGGATTCAAAACATCCAGAAAAAAAAGTTTAAAACTCTATATTTCGGCAAATATAAAAGGGTTAGAATGGGATACTGAATTTAATTTTCACAGAGATGAGACAATTGTTTTGAAAAGAGATGTGATGCCATATTTTGAAGAAATCGAAGATTATGAAACTTGTGGTGATATAATAAATTTACATAATGAATTGACAATATGTAAATAAATAATTATACTTTTTTAACCTGAGAAGGTAGATTTATTATTTTTTGTCTAAGAATCCCTAATGTCACAACATTGGGGATTTTTTATAAGTTAACCCCCAAACCAAAAAATGTATTTTTTCTTATAGGGTCATAATCTAATTTTACAGTTATGTTTTTGAAATCCCTAATTAATCCAATTTTTATTGTTGTGAAATTACCCGTGTATTTTGGAAACGTTATGTAACCTTCGGCATCATAACCTCTCCATCTAACAACTTCAGTACCAAATCCAAGCATAGTATGAACACCTGTTCTACCGAATCTTTTACCAAATCCAATGTACGTGTTATTATTTTTAACAAAATCATCAACTAGTGGAAAATCGACCAATTGTATTTTTCCATTTGGAAAAAAAGTTGATTTATCAACTTCATATGTTTGGGAATATTCTAAAATTAAATAACCTCTATCTCCCAAGGTTAACCATCCACCCATTTGTTTTTTTGATGACATCTGTACACCGAAAGAAAAATTTAAAGACTTACCTTTTATTGTGTCTTTTTTACCATCGTCATAGACATAAATTCTTGCTGGACTTCTATAACCCCATCTATCATAATAAGAATATGGTAACCAATAATCATATCCAAATGTAGGTGCACCCCAATAATTCCATCTATCCCATCCCACATTGTTGTAGTATGGTCTATTGATTATTACGTTAGGTTTCACATTTTGATTTACCGGAGGGTTATGTCTCCAACTACTATATCCATCAGATGGGGTTACTCTAATGACTTCATTTGATGTACCTTTTGAGTTAGATTGAGTGGGTGAATTGTTTCTCCAAGACGATACCTGACCAAAAGATAAAATTGGTATGAATAACAGAAATAATATTCTCATAAAAGATATTTTATTATAAATATCCTATTCTGTCGGTGTGTTAGACTGTGATTTTTTGTTAATAAACTTATCAACAGATGCTATGCCCAATGATCCTAAAGTTAACCATTGAAATGCATCAAATATAAATTCGTTAACAATCAACTCCTTACCCAAATAACCCGTTACAATATCTGCGATAGCAAATATGCACATCATCATAAAAGATAAGAAACCTATAACCGCCTTTTCGTTTATGTGGTTACTATCGTTGAAGAGTTCTGATAAAAATTTTTTCATATTTATTAGTTTTTGTCTAATAATAAATATCCAATCAATATAAAATTTGATTCGTTTTTTTGAGAATTGAATTACCTAAACTGATTCTCGTCTCAACCTGAGGTATTGAAAATTCCACAATTTCAATTATCTCATCAATAATTTGATTGTCTTCATTTTCCAATTTTGGATTATCCGTGAAATATATGTATCTATTTTTATCAAATACTTTCTTCATATCATTAAATGAACTTTTAAAGAAATACATCTCTCTAACCATGTTTTCCATATGTAATAAATGTGGAGATAAACATCTATTCATAAATGATGAATCAACAACTTGTAGATATGATAATAATTTATATTGTTTATATTCAAAATCTATCGGTGATTCAACATACCATTTAATTGAAATTATATTTTTATTTAACATATTAGTTAGTTTTACTTCTAATTACCAATGTGTCGTTTTGTATAAACGTACATCCATTTGGTGTCGGTCCCACCCACCACATCGCAACACAACTCGAACCAATTGAACCCATTATTGGTCCTGTTCCCGTTGAATAATCACATGGTTTATATGTGTAAAGTAAATTACAATTTGTGTCATATTGTGATTGGTGATATAATCCTATAGTATGTCCTGATTCATGAGATGACGCAACTCTTATCCTTAATGTATTATAAGACATTGTATTAGAGAATACAAAACAAGGAGTGTCGTCACCCCAAAACATACTACCAACATAAGCAATACCTGCAACGCCGGGATACACCCCACTAGATGTGGTTACAACAACTCTCATTCTTTTCGCAATACTTGCATTTAAATAAACATTCTCATCAGTCGTTACTGTTATATTAAATTTAGAATAATCTTTAATCATACTATCCAATATAGTTTGTATTTGTTCGGGATATAATCCACTTGGTTGACATTGATAAGGAACACCATTATTCCACATCGGACTATTCAAATAATATCCATCAAAATCAAGTAATATGACTGATTTAATAGATGGTTCATTTCCGTATGGATACGGATCACACACATCACCAATACCATCCTTATCACTATCCAATTGGTTTGAGTTAGATGTCTTAGGACAATTGTCTGTATTGTCAGGATTACCATCCTTATCAAAATCCTTAATTCTGGTAGACCCTCCGGTTCTTGCCAATTCAAACTCTTCTCTTGTTTGAAATTTATCATTATTCAATATCCCAAAATCACAAACTTCGGGTTTTCTGTTTGTGTTTGTTGGAATAGTTTCTTTATTACATGTGATTGTTAGTAGAACAATAAAGAATAAAATAAAATAGAACGGTTTCATGTGATGTTGGTTTTACATAAATATCATTTATTATCATGTTTGGTTTATATATATTTTGGCACATTTTAGGTATTTACACATCTTTTGTGTTATTTATTAAATGAATAAATTCCTCACAATTTTTCCCATGACAAAAACAAAAGTTCTCTTTATTTTAAAAAGAAGAGAGGATTATAGTGTAACAAAACATTCACATATTGGAATGAGTACAGGTCTGTACAATTCTGCCTCATTTATGAACGACATGTTATTAGAATCGGGTGTCGATTCTGAGATTGTTGTTGTTTTAGACAATAATTGTATTGATAGGGAAGTTACAAAACACAAACCAACACATGTTATTATCGAAGCGTTGTGGGTTGTACCATCAAAATTTAGTGTTTTATGTAATTTACATCCAGATGTAAAATGGATTATAAGGTTACATAGTGAAACTCCTTTTTTGGCCAATGAGGGTATGGCATTTGATTGGATTGGTGATTACATGACATTTGACAACGTTATTGTTGCGGCAAATGCTCCGAGAGCAATGGTTGAAGTGAGGGAATTTATTAAAACAAAATTGAGAATAAATGAAAAATCTTTGATGGATAAAATAATTTATTTACCCAATTATTATCCTCAGATTTATAGTTTTAAATTTTTTAATCGAAATAAAGAATACATTGACATATCCTGCTTCGGAGCAATAAGACCACTGAAGAATCATATAATACAAGCATTGGCAGCAATTAAGTTTGCCGAAAAAATTGGTAAAAAACTAAGATTTCATATTAATACAGGTAGAGTAGAACAAAAAGGTGATTCCGTCTTAAATAATTTGAAGGGAATTTTCGGACACTTAACAGAATCAGGACATCAACTTGTTAATCATACATGGACACCGAGAGAAGAATTCATAAAAATATGTTCAAAAATGGACATCGGTATGCAAGTTTCGTTTTCAGAAACATTTAATATTGTTGCTGCAGATTTGGTCACACAAGGTGTTCCGGTTGTTGGATCAGATGAACTACCATGGATTAATAAGATATTCAGTGCAAGCGCCACCGAAACTGATAAAATCTATAATAAACTATTATTGACATATAAATTTCCCTTATTTAATAACATTACAAATCAATATTTATTACATAGATATACAAATAAAACAAAAAAAATATGGGTAAATTATTTTAAAAATTAATAAAATGAAAAAAGAAAAACACAAATTAACAATTCAAGACTGGAACAATGGTATTTGGGGTAACAGAGATTTATTCTTCGAAAATCTTGAGGATGCGAAAAAACACGCAAAAAAAGAAAAGGGAAAAATAAAAATATACAATGGTAAAGGTCATTTAATGCATAGTGAACACAAACACGATCACAACACATACGCATAAAATAACTTTACTTTTAATAAGTAATCAACTATATTTTTTATGTTATAGGGTGGTTCGTTTAGCGGTAAGACAATTGACTCCGACTCAGTAAATAAGGGTTCGACTCCCTTACCATCCACAAAAATAAGAACGTTTCTGTCGTGTAGTATCGTGTAATGTGATATTACTCTTAAAATTTAATCGTTTTGGGAACCAGCTAAGAATTACGGCCATATATTGGTTTTAGTTCAGAACCACAGTCGGAGTCAACGATAGAAATAATTTTACTAAAAATCAAAATGATGAATACTTTATTACAAGCGGTTAGTATGTCAGATGAAGTGACTGTAAGTTCACTCCCACACCCAATCTCAATGTTTTTTCTTGGTATTTTTGCGGTCACAATTATATATGTTGTAATTGAAACAAACAGAATAAGAAAAGAATGGGAAAAAATTAAACATTCACTTGACGGGTTTAACGATGAATTTAAAACTTACAAAAGTAATGTCGATATTAAGATAAATGACATTTCCAAAAAAATCGATTCTCGTGTTGACAAAGCATTGGTTAACATGTCAAAAAAGAATGTTTTATAATTAAAAAAAATTTCGGTTTTTTTGTTTTTTGTGATATTTTTTCTATATTTTTGTAATGTAATTTAAAAATAGCCCTTGTGGTGGAATAGGTAGACACGCAGGACTTAAAATCCTGTTCGCCGAAAAAGCGAGTACGAGTTCGATTCTCGTTGGGGGCACATATTGGTTCCGTAGTTCAATGGATAGAACGGGTGACTTCTAATCTCCAAATTCAAGTTCGATTCTTGACGGAACTACCAAGAATCAAAAAAGGTCGAGACATACTCGACCTTTTCTTATTTCCCCAACTATGATTTTATTTTTTCTTGGCAACAATCGACCAGACTGTTCCAATTAGTGCGGTTACGCCACCGATAACTTCAGTTAGTTGGGTTTCATCTAATAATCCTTTCATGATTAATAATCCACCTACAAATGTGAATGCGTGTCTTACAATACCTAATACTTGTTCTTGTGTCATTTTACTTGTTTTAAAAGTTTATTTAATAATAAATACAAAATTCATGTCTTATTTCGAGTAGAAAAACTTATTCGAACATATATATAAAATAAATTCCATTGATTTAGTTCGATATCAATGATTTTTTTAAAAATTTATTTTATATGAAAAGATTATGGTTAATTTTAGGATTAGTTGTTGTTTTAATTTCTTTATTTTTTATTGTCATTAAGGTTACTGGAGAAGAAAAGTACTTCAATAAAGTAGATTTGAGTTATAATAATGTTATATCAAATACAATTAATCCCAGTTTTTATGATACAATTTTAAGTGTTGGATTAGATGAAATGGGAATTATGGGTCAAACAATAGTAGTATCACAATTAAGTGATGCTTCTAAATTACAATTTAACGGAGAACTTAAAGCCCATATTAGATATTACAACGGTGTTTTTTATCTCTTTATAGATGAGTACAGTAGATTACAATCAATACAAATAATTTCACATGAAATCATACACATTGATCAATATTTAAGCGAACAACTTGTATACGAAAACAATATGGTGATATGGGAAACTCAACCATACGATATTGACCAATTAGAATATGATAATAGACCATGGGAAAGGGACGCATTTGATAGAGAAAATATGTTATCAAGTAAAATTAATAATATACTATACGAAGAATAGAGTTTATTTTTTTATTTAATTTCTTTAAATTAAATAAAAAACTATGTATTGGACATTTCATCTAATATGCACTTTCTATTGTGTAATTCAATTAATAAAAAAATATCGAAAATTTGAAAATCCTGGAATGATTGGACATACACCAGGATTGGATATTATAATGGTTGTTGTTTTATCTCCAATTCTGGCAACTGTCGATTTATCACTCACATGGATTCGTTTATATAGAGAGGCTGAAGAATCTAGAAGAAACAATCAAAAAGTTTTATAAATTAATTAATCCTACCCTAATCACTCATGAAAAAAACAATCCTAATCACAATAATCACATTACTCACATTGACGGTAAAATCACAAGATTATTGGAGAACTTTAACACTATCAACAATTGCCGGTACAAATGGTGTTGATAGGTTTAATACCGTTTCGGCATCCCTTCATTATGATTTAAAAAATAAATTTTTTGTTTCAAATTGGACGGGATTACAAATACAAAGAACCGGAGAAATAAATAGTTGGTTCTCAACTCAAACAACAATAAACAAATACATCGGAAAATGGAATGTCGGTATTGGACATCAGTATGGACTATTCTCTATACCAAACAGTAGAATTTTAAAAAATAATTCATCATACTTCGTTTCATCCGTGTCATATAGATTTAAATTAAGATGACATGGAATCACAAATTTATCAATGGATTGTTACATTAACAATCGCCGGATATATCTCATATTCGTTAATTATTTTATGTGTTTACTTAATTGCCACAATTAGAGTTTGGAAATTTTATAAACCAAGTCCCGAATTAAATATTGAAAATCAAAATAATCCTAAAGTATCTATAATACTACCTGCCTATAATGAAGAAGTATCGATTGTCGATTCGGTTAAGTCAGTTTTAAATCAAGATTACAATAATATTGAAATTATTATTGTAAATGACGGATCGACAGATGATACAAAGAATATTCTAATTAAAGAATTTAATTTAAAATATTCAAAATCCAAATTAGAAAAATTTGACGAACTATTACTTGATTACCCCGATTTTTATTTTTCAGAATTAGATTCATTATATTTTAATAAAAATATTACATTAATAAACACAACCAATGGGGGTAAATCATCCGCATTAAATTTTGGAATAATTTATTCTGATTCTGATTTCATATTAAACATTGATGCCGACACAATATTGATTAAGACTGCAATATCAAAAACATTAAGTTGTATGAGACCAGATTGTGATGCTGTCTCATGTTTTGTTGGGGTGGCAAATGGTAATGAAATTTCTAATGGCGAAATAATAAAACATGAAGTACCCAAAAAAATATTACCAAGAATTCAATGGTTAGAATATGTACGTAGTTTTATTTTATGGAGAACCGCAAACGATAAACAAAACGCCACTTTGGTTATGCCGGGAGCGTATAGTTTTGTTAGAAAAAATACACTCATAGATTCTGGTGGATACAAACCAAATTTTTTAAGTGAAGACATGGAACTTACATTGAATATTATAAGAAACAAAAAGAAAATTCAATTCATATCAGAATTCTTCGCTTGGACTGAAGTGCCAGAAAATTTAAAATCGTTAACAAAGCAGAGATTAAGATGGTATAGGGGTGGTTTACAAAACTTATTAAAATATAGAAAATTAACGTTTAGTAGAAAACACAGTAAGTTTACTTCGTTTTATATGTTACCATTTTTATGGTTTGCTGATGTTATTGGTATATGGGTAGAACTTTTCGGTATAATACAAATTATAATTTTTTACGTTATGTCAATTAATGTTAACTGGAACTTATTTTTCATATCATGGACAATAATTGCGGTCACATACTACATCATAATGACATTGTTAATATTATTTGTTAAATACAAATTGATTGGTAAGAATGAGGACTTAAAATTATACAGGACTATTCCTATCATATTTTTTGAAATATTCACATATCATTATATAAATCTGTATTGGATGTTGAAATCTCATACAAATCATTATTTGGGGAGAATGAAAAAGTGGGATAAATTTGAAAGAGTCGGTTTCTTGAAAAGAAATTAGTTACTTTCTTTTTCTATATTTTAAAATTAACTTTATAATTGTGATAACAAAAACAAGAGTTACCGCAAAATATGCCAACGGATCGCCAGATATCTTATGTAATAAGTCTATAAGTTTATCAATTATATCAATATAATAGTCAATGTCAAGAAAATCGTCAAAATTGGGTGTAAGTAGTGTGGTGTACATACCTATAAATATTACTTAACAACTACTTTTATAAATTTGACATATTAAAATAAATTATATAAATTTTATATATGAAAAAATTTGAAACATTATACGGTAATAAAATTGAGAATGTTGTCGAATATATTAGAGGATATCTCTCAAATAAAAATGATGTTGAAATACTGATTGGATCAGACTCACAATCATATAAAAATATAAAAACGGTTTACGGGATTGTCATTGCATTATATGTAAAAGGGAAAGGTGCTCATGTCATTTGTACAAGAGAAACCGAACCAATACAACATAACACCTCAGTTCGTTTATTAAATGAGGTGTGGAAATCCATCGAAGTTGCAGAATTTTTAAAAGAAAATGGATTACCAAAACCACAATGGATTGACATAGACCTAAATCCAGACCCTAAATATAAGTCCAACTCAGTTTTAAGACAAGCGGTTGGTTTAGTAGAAGGTATGGGTTATAAGGTCAGATATAAACAATTAGGGGCAGTTTCTACGTATGCCGCCAATCATTTAGTAAGAATTTAAAAAATATAAAATGAAAACAATTAAGTCGTTAAAACAAACAAAAGAAGTAGAATTAGGTGAAATTCGAAGAGTGGATGATAAGACCGCACATAACATGGTTGGGTCTATGTGGGGATACATCTCAAAAAAAGAATGGAAATCCTCAACACCAAAACCAACACCAGTCGATGTTTCAGAAAAAAGTAAAAAAAATTTGAAAAAAACATCAAAATAATTTTGTTTTTGTAAAAACTCATCGTATATTTGTAAAACAATCGGAAACGATAAAGTTCTTTTAAATATTGTGAGGTAGAGCAGTGGTAGCTCGGAAGGCTCATAACCTTTAGGTCGTTGGTTCGAATCCATCCCTCGCAACAGAAAAAAAGTTTTATAAAAATTTGGAAATATAAAAAATGTTTCTTAATTTTGTAAAACAATCGGAAACGATAAAGTTCTTTGACTCAAAATATTGGCCGCCTATGGTCAACAAAATAAACCATGAAAGTGGTATAAAGTGAATCTGAATTAGTTATTCAGGTTTGCGGTTTCGGTAACGGAACTCGAGTAGGCAAGCGAGATATCATTAAACCTTTTGTACCGAGGGTAACACTGTAGGGAAAATGGTTTGGTGACCAAGCGATACCGGTCGTTTGGTTGAGGTGGGAACACCAATAAAAATAACTCGTAGGATTATCGTAAGAAGTGTGGTTCATCCAATTATACAATTACGTGATTCAATATGATGGAGGTCTTAAAACCGAAAGGTATGATGATGTACAGGTGGTGCTGTTATTGTCCTTGATTTGAATCTACCAAGGTTCATTTTTCGAAGATGTCCAAGAGTATGGAGGTAGGGATATCTCAGAGGGTAGTTTAGTATCGTGTTGTTCAAAAGATGACATGGCTGGCAGACGAGCCACTACCTTCCAAATCGGTAACTAAATCACTTTGTTAATTTTGGTTTAACAAACTACAATAAAATAAAGGAAAAGTGCTCGTCAGTCATTAGAGACAGGTGACTACATAGTCGTGAGGGGTTCACGGCCACAAAGGGTTCCAAGCCTAATGTGAGTTTCCAGAAAGTTCTCTAGTCCCGCAAGGACTAATTGGGGTGGCAATCTCGAAGAGTAATGAGTATGGTGAGAGTATCTGATGACTTAAGGATTGGTTAATCTAATTGACCGTCACTGATTGGTACAGTTCAAAAGACTGTGGATATGAAAGGAAACAATAATCTTTCTAAAGTCAATCACTAAAACTTGTAATCTCAGAGTTTTTTTCTTTGTTTAAAAAAACAAAGTGGTGGAGATAAAATAAAATTATTGGTTAGTTCCCGAAGTCAGAAGAAATTCTGACTTTTTTTGTTTTATAGATATACCAATATTATTTGTTTTTGTTGTAAGATTATTTATATTATATTAATGAATAAAAAAATAATAAGTTTTATTAACCCAAATTTTTCCCAAGGTCCGAAAGAACTTAACGCGTATTATTTACCATATAGTGTTGGTGTTTTATGGTCATATGTTAATCAATTTGAGTTTATACAAGAAAACTATGAATTAGGTGAAGTTATTTGGAAAAGAGAAAAAATTGATGATGTTGCTGATAGGTTAAAAAATCATGATATAGTTGGTTTTAGTTGTTACATATGGAACGCGAAGTATTGTTATGAATTATCTAAAAGATTAAAAAAATTAAATCCAAAAATTTTAATAATTTTTGGTGGCCCAGAACCGGCAATAGAAAAGATAGATTTTTTTAAGAATCACCCATATATTGATGTTTGTGTTGTAAGAGAAGGTGAAATTACTTTAAAAAATTTATTGGAATCATTCGTTGTTAGTGATGATTTTCGAAACATTAATGGTTTAGTTATCAATAATAATGGATTACCTCACAAGACAGGAATAACTGAAAGGATATCTGATTTAGATACAATACCAAGTCCATATTTAAATGGTTTTTTTGATAAAATTATAAAAGATAATCCTGAATGTATTTGGAATGCAACTGTCGAAACAAATAGGGGATGTCCTTACATGTGTACTTTTTGTGATTGGGGTAGTTTAACATATAGTAAAATTAAAGTATATGGGTTAGATAGGGTTTTTGATGAATTAGAATGGGTGGGAAAAAATAAATGCGACTACATTAGTTTTACTGATGCGAATTTTGGAATTTTTGAAGAAAGAGATTCAATGATTGCCGATAAATTAATTGAAGTTCAGAACAAATATAATGCACCGAGAAATTATGCAGTTGCATGGGCCAAAAATCAAAAGAAATCTGTAATTGAAATTGTTAGGAAACTTATTAATTACGGTAAATCTAGAATAGGATTAAATCTTAGTGTACAAAGTTTAGATGATGGTGTTTTAAGTGCAATTAAAAGAAAAAATTTACAAACTAATAAAATAGAAGAAGTTTTTTTAATGTGTGAGAAAAATGGTATTCCTCTATATACCGAAGTTATTCTCGGTCTACCAGGAGAAACATTAGAAACATTTAAAGAAACTCTTTATAAACTTTTTAGGATAAATAATCATAGTGGTATATCAGTATACCAGGCACAATTATTAGAAAATTCAGAAATGAATTTATCTCAAAGATTGGAATATAAAATTGAAGGTGCGTTAGTTTATGATTATCTATATGGTTACAGTACCGAAAATGAGGTTATGGAGTCCATAGAAGTGGTCACATCAACAAAAGATTTACCAAGAGAAGATATGATTGCAGCACAAGTATATTCTTGGTTTTTAAATACTTTTCATATTGATGGTATTACAAGTTTTATTAGTAGATTTTTATACAATTATTATAATATCGATTATTCAGAATTTTACGAAAAACTCTTTTTGCATATCCAAAAAGATAAATGGTTAAATGATGAAGTTAAGTCAATTACCGTTAATTATAAAAATTGGACTGATTATGGAAAAATAGATTACCCACCAATTGGTAATATGGAAGTTTATGGTTTTAATCTTATTCATAGTACTATAGCAAAAATACAATTAGAAAATAAATATGAACATGTGTTTTCGATAGTTGAAGATTTTGTAAAAACCAATTTTAATATTGGTGAAGAATTTTATGATGAATTAATTGATTTACAAAGAAATTATTTTATTGATTATAATAAAGTAAATACATATCCAAAAACAGTTGAATACAAATATGATATTTTAGGGTTTGTTCAAGAAAATTTAGATTTAAATAAACATAGTATTTTGACATATGATTTTCCAGAAAATAAGGAAATGTCATTATTACGTTTTTGTGAAAATTTATATTTTGGTAGACGTAGGAATTTTGGTAAGGCATGGATTAATAAAAAATAATTTTTTATATTTGTTTAATGAGAATAGTTTGTATTTCTGACACCCATAGTCTCCACAATAAAATAATTCACCCATTTCCCGAGGGTGATGTTTTAATTCATGCGGGTGATTGTACCAATGTCGGTAAAGAAAAAGAAATTGAAGAATTTATACAATGGTTTCAAAATATAAAAGGATTTGATACCAAAATTTTTATTGCAGGAAATCACGATTTTGGTTTTGAAAATTATAACGGTATACGTCATAGTAATGAAGCGCCTTGGTTATATCATCTAATAAATGAAGAGAACTTATCCCAATCTAATGTTGTTTATTTGCATGATTCTGAGTTTATAATTGAACATCCCGAATTTTCAAGACCAATTAAATTTTACGGGTCACCATGGCAACCAGAATTTTATAATTGGGCATTTAATTTACCAAGAAATGGATGGGAGTTAGAAGTTAAATGGAGTCAAATACCAGATGATACGGATATTTTAATTACCCATGGACCACCTCATGGATGTAGAGATTTCATCCAAGATAGATACGGAGGATATAGTGTTGGTTGTGAGTTATTAAGGTTCCGCGTGGAACAATTTAACCCATTAGTAAATGTTTTTGGACATATACATGGGGCATATGGATCTGCACTAATTAAAGACACTCTATTCGTCAATGCATCCACATGTGATGAAGGTTATAAACCGATAAATAAACCTATTGTAATTGAACTGAAAGAATATGATGGTGAAATAATTGCCACTCATATTGATGAGTGATTTTTACATATTTAAAGATATTTATATATAAAATAATATATTATGGAGAAATTATTAGGATTTTTAAAAAATCTATTTTCATCTAAACAACTAGAACAAATTGTGACAGATGTAAAAAAAGTAGAACAAATTGTCGAAGTTGTAAATTCAAATGTTGAAGTTAAAGAAAAGCCGAAAAAAGTGGTTAAAAAAGTAAAAAAACCAGAGCCGGTAAAAAAATCTACTAAAGTTAAAACTGAGACCCCAACCAAAAAAATTAAAAAAACAAAATAAAGTTTTAATTAAAAATATAAAAAGGTTAAAATTTTATTTTAACCTTTTTTTTATTTAATTTTGTTATATCTATTTAAAATATTGGGCCTGCTTGGAATTGACGGGCGTTGATATGGTAAATGGGCACGTAGTCGGATGTCATCTACGACTTTAA